TGTGAGTCAGCGAATTACATAGGGGCTCGCAGCTTTATGGCTGCAATAAAGCCGGATATAAAGCTGCAACCTACCGTCAATGTCAAAACAATGGAAGCTGTGCAAAACGGGATGCGTTCATATAAATTCCCCATAGCTTCCCTACCAGGAAGGTAGGCATAAAAAACCAGCAATAACAGGCTGGTTTATATAATCTTTTTGGTCGGCACGAGAGGATTTGAACTTCCGATCCCCGACACCCCATGACACTGCTTGTAAAACGCTGAGAGCCGCGCTATTGCTGGTTAAAAGCACTATTCATATGTATAAACAAACAGTGCTTTTTCAACAAAATCTGCTCTATATACTTCAATGGCTTAAGTGGTGGTTTCTCCCCATGCTTGGTAGGTATAATACCTTGATGCTAAAGTAGGTTACTCACTTGAAGAAACAGCTAGTTAGTATCAATTATGTTGCTCCAGCTGACTGAAAAAAGTTATCAATGATGCATGGAACATACGCCCTTGAATTTTTCATTAGATTTTAGAAAAGGAATTGAGCATGGGTTTAGCTGAGTGGTTTTGCGGATTTTGCTCCAATCTGACTGTAAAAGATGGTGGAACAATTTCAACTAGATATAGGAATATAACGAAGCGTTTAAATACGGATTTTTGGGATAGCAGTTCTGATACTTCTCATAGTCTCTACGTTGGATCATATGGTCGGAACACAGCTACGCAAGGCTTGAGCGATCTGGATATGATTTTTCAGCTACCATATTCCGAGTATCAAAAATACAATAGCTACTTAGGAAATGGGCAGTCAGCATTGCTTCAAGCGGTTAAGAGATCTATTGAAAAAACCTATGCTACCACTAGTATTAGAGGTGACGGTCAAGTGATCCTTGTACCGTTCAATGATGGAATTACATTTGAAGTCGTTCCAGCTTTCCTCAATGTTAGTGATAGTTACACATTTCCTGATGCGAACGGTGGTGGCCGTTGGAGGATTACAAATCCAAAGCCAGAAATTTCTGCAATGAGGTTAAGAAATAACATTACCAATAACAATTTGGTGCAACTTTGTAGAATGGCAAGAGCTTGGAAGCGTAAATGGGATGTACCTATAAGTGGTTTACTCATTGATACGCTTGCGTATCAATTCATTGAAAATTGGGCGCATAGAGATAAGTCGTATCTTTACTACGATTTCATGAGTCGTGATTTCTTCAAATGGATGGCTGATCAAGATACGAGTAAGGAGTATTGGAAAGCGCCAGGAAGTGGTCAGTATGTCTATGGTAAAGGGCTTTTCCAATATAAAGCAAAACGGTGCTATAACATTTCACTCGAAGCTATAGAGCATGAAATGGCGACCCCAAAACGCGAATGGTCGGCTAAGCAAAAATGGCGGGAGATTTATGGATCAACATTTCCAGACTAAGGATACACCTGAATCTAGAAGGGTTTTAGAAGGGCAGATCAGAGAGTGTTATGGTCGGGTCGTTTACTCACATAAGACGCATGAAAAATGCTCAGACATTCTCCTATCTCGACTATCTTCTATAAAGTTTTGGCAAATAATTCTCTCCGCCTTAACTACTGGAGGCTTTCTAGCAACTTTTTTCGGCGCGGGTGAAGTAGGCACGGGGGTTGGGATTGTTGTTTCAACACTGCTTCTCATTCTTAACGCTTATACCAAAGATTATGACCTTGGTGAGTTGGCGCAAAAACATAAGCAGGCTGCAAATGAGATCTGGTTAATCCGAGAAAAGTATTTATCATTGCTTACAGACTTAGCAATGGGTGAAAAACCAATCGAGCAATTGCAGTCAGAGCGGGATTCGTTACTCGAGAGTTTACATTCAGTGTATTCAGGCTCTCCTAGTACAACATTTGAAGCTTATAAAAAAGCACAGGACGCATTAAAAAACAAAGAAGATTTAACATTTTCTGAAGAAGAAATAGATGCTTTTCTTCCCAAGGAACTGAAAAGAAGATAAATATGTTGCGAGGGCAAATATAAATATTTGCCCCTATTTTTTTATTTGTTAATATTAATTTTAGCAGGGCTAACTTTCCGGTAAGAATTAATTACTGGTCATATGCTCCTTGGTTAATAAAATTCTATGCCTTACTTGGTGCTAGCTGGCTTTAATTTCTCCATGTGGAACTACAACCCAGTCGATATGGTTTTGCGTGTAGATTTTAGTTGATTTCGCATCGCTGTGTGCCATTCGTCCTTGTGGATCGATGCCCTGCTGATCAAAAAGATGTGCTGCTAAGGCGCGAATTTCGTGAAAGGTTGGCCTTTCATCCATCGGCCGTTTGTCATATAAACCCAGCTTGTCACGCGTAGCTGAAAACGACCGACTCAAATAGTCTGGTGCAACTTGAGTGGGATGAGAAACTTCTTTGCTGCGTTTAACCTGCCGTTCCGGGATCTGGTGAACGATAAATGGGCTGGCCACGTTATTGCGACTTTCATCAATGATCCGCTTCAATTCGTCACCAATCGGTGACCGCTACATGACGGGAACGCTTACAATCTATTAATGTCTACTAAGTGCTAGGAGCGGACATTGGTTAATGGGGATATGTCATTCGCCTGGGGCAGATCAAGAAAGTAAAAATCCCAGCTGTCGATAATTGGAATCCATGATAAGGTTTACGGGTAACTGATTGATAAATAAATTGAATGGAATATGGAAAAATGACAAAGTCAATAGCGGATAAATCTGTAACTGATTTAACTAAAGAAATCGATAAATTAAAGAAAATTGCCAAAGATCTTGAAGATGTATTACCAGAAAAAACACCACAAATTAATTCAGCAAAAAAAATCATTGACGATGCAATAAACGAAAGAGAAAAAGAGATAGAAAAGCGTTTCTAAGCATAACAATAGACTAGTCTCTGGGAGGCCGTACCAGCGGCCTTTCTTCTTCCCGTAATCTAGTAAAATCGTCGGTTTTTAATCAATTAATTAACTCATCTATTACCAACTCCTGGTTGGTTGCTAATGATGTCATAGTGTCGCTAACGGCCTGAATTACTCAGTCCGTTCTTCGCTCAAAGCGGGCTAGAAGGTTAGCTTGCGTCGGACTTGGCGTATTTAAAGAAGTGCTGGTGGTGACAGGTTATTATGTTCCATTTCTACAGAACAAAATCACAGAAACTATACCCAATAGTTGTATTGAATCACTGACGAGACAGCCTCATATTTATCAGGACTGGTGTACGTCCAATACAGGAGGTTGTGGTGCTGGTTCTCAAATGTGCGCTGGCTATTGCTGCTGTAATGGCAATTTATTGCCTTGCTGTTGTTCTTATGGATCGCCTTTCTGACTGATTTCATATTGGCGAGGTAACGGGAGTTAAGTAGAATGGCTGCGGGTGCTTGAGGCTATCTGTCTCAGGCATGAACACCAAAGGCAGATAGAGAAAAGCCCCAGTTAACATTACGCGTCCTGCAAGACGCTTAACATTAATCTGAGGCTCAATCTATGAACGGCAAATCTAGGTTAGCCTCTTACGTGCCGAAAGGCAAGGAGAAGCAGGCTATGAAGCAGCAAAAGGCGATGCTAATCGCCCTGATCGTCATCTGTTTAACCGTCATAGTGACGGCACTGGTAACGAGGAAAGACCTCTGCGAGGTACGAATCCGAACCGGCCAGACGGAGGTCGCTGTCTTCACAGCTTACGAACCTGAGGAGTAAGAGACCAGGCGGGGGAGAAATCCCTCGCCACCTCTGATGTGTCAGGCATCCTCAATGCACCCACACTTAACCCGCTTCGGCGTTTTTCCGTTGATTAACTCTATTATCAGAGAACCGAACTTTTACTGATGGGGGCAGGGAGATGAAGAAACTTGTTTTAGTTGCAGGTGTAATGATTGCAACAGTAATGTTGGGAGGGTGTGCAGCAAAGATCGATCCTGCGTTGAAAGCAGAAGCAATGAAACCACTAACATGTAAAGATGAAAAGCAATGTGACTTTTATTGGAAACGAGCGCAATTCTGGTTGGCTAATAATTCCTCATGGAAAATTCAAACGGCGACAGACACGCTAATTTCCACTTATAACCCTTCACCAAATAGCCCATTCCTCGCTTATCAAGTGAGTAAAATGCCAAATGAAGATGGATCTGCAAGAATTTTCATCAAGCCTTTTTGCGATAATATGTTTGGCTGTCAACCAAACCCCTATCAGGCAATTGTTTCCTTTAAAAACTTCGTTAAAACTGGGCAGTAATGTATAGCGGGACGGTAAATTATTAGTGAAAACGCTGTAAACCCTATGGATTGAGTCAGGATTTAATCCGATAATTATTCTATCGTTCCTTTACAAGTCCGGCATATTACCTTCAGTTTGTTTTAGCATACCCGCTTCGGCGGGTTTTGTTTTTTTCTGGCATTCTGGTTTACAATACGCACGCCAGCCTGAACAACTGGCACCTGCTGCGCCAGCAGAGACAACCGATGGCGCACAATACCAAACATCACAATTCTGATACCGACCTTGCCAGCAGGCACGGGCTGCGTTCTCACGCATTCAAATATGACTGGTATCAGCACGATCCCTGCACTGAAGAACAGGCCGAATGGCTGATTCATAACTACCGCAGACGTGGGTATGAGTTTAAGAAAGCCCTTAGCCTCGACTACCGTCACTGGATAATCTACGTCAGGCTCCCTTATTCCGAACGCCCGCCGCGTCCATCCCGCACATTCCAGCAACGCATCTGGAGGTAACGTGCGGGTATTACTTCGACCTGTTCCGGTACCGGAACTTGGGCTGGTGGTGCTAAAGCCGGGCCGTGAATCCATGCAGGTATTTCATAATCCTCGAGTGCTGGTGGAACCGGAGCCAAAAAGCATGCGTAATCTGCCGTCCGGGGTCGTTCCTGCCGTTCGCCAGCCGCTGGCGGAGGATAAATCATTACTGCCATTTTTCAGCGACGAACGAGTGATTCGTGCTGCTGGTGGCGCTGGCGCATTGTCTGACTGGTTACTGCGCCATGTTAAATCCTGCCAGTGGCCATACGGCGATTATCACCACAGTGAAACCGTCATTCACCGTTATGGCGCTGGCGCGATGGTGTTGTGCTGGCACTGCGACAACCAGCTGCGTGACCAGACATCCGAATCACTCGAGCAACTTGCTCATCAAAACCTGTCAGCATGGATGATTGACGTCATACGCCATGCAATGAATGGCACGCAGGAGCGGGAGTTATCGCTGGCTGAATTATCCTGGTGGGCGGTCTGCAATCAAGTGGCGGACGCGCTTCCGGAGGCAGTATTACGTCGTTCTTTGGGGTTACGTGCGGAAAAAATCCGCTCCTTGTACCGCGAAAGCGACATCGTACCGGGAGAGCAGACCGCCACCAGCATACTGAAGCAGCGCACAAAAAATCTTGCGCCGCTGCCTCACGCCCACCAGCAAAACCCGCCACAGGAAAAGACGGTGGTCAGCATTGCTGTTGATCCGGAGTCACCGGCTCAGTATCTCCAGCGCCAGAAACCACAACGGGAAGAGATGCCTGTATACACGCGCTGGGTAAAAACGCAGAAATGCATGACGTGCGGTAATCAGGCAGATGATCCGCATCACATCATTGGTCATGGACTGGGAGGGATGGGAACAAAGGCTGATGATTTGTTTGTTATTCCGCTGTGCCGTAAATGTCATAACGAACTGCACGCCGGGGTAAAAGATTTTGAAGAAAAACACGGCAGCCAGCTGTTGTTGCTGATTCGTTTTTTAATGCACGCGAGAAATTCGGGTGTCCTGAAGTGGAAAGCATAAATGACTGAGCGCATAGAATTTGTTTTGCCTTACCCGCCGTCGGTGAACACCTACTGGCGCCGTCGTGGTGGCGTATATTTTGTATCAAAAGCCGGTGAGCGTTATCGCCGGGATGTGGCGCTTATTGTTCGCCAGCAGCGACTGAAATTAAATCTGTCCGGTAGATTGGCAATCAGGATTATTGCAGAGCCACCGGATAAGCGCCGCCGCGACCTGGACAATATCCTGAAGGCACCACTGGATGCACTGACACATGCAGGACTGCTTATCGACGATGAGCAGTTTGACGAAATCAATATAGTGCGCGGTCAGCTCGTTCCTGGTGGTCGACTGGGCGTGAAAATTTACGAAATAATGCATGACGGGCAGGTCAATAAATGAAGCTGGAAGATTTACCGAAATACTACTCCCCAAAATCGCCTGGCCTGACTGATGCATCCGTCTCGACGTCAAAAGATACGCTGAGTATCACTGATGTGATGGCTGCGCAGGGTATGACACAAAACCGTGCTGAGATGGGATTTTCTGCGTTCCTGGGGAAAATGGGCATTAGTATGAATGACAGGGCGCGGGCAACAGAATTACTGGCAGATTATGCATTAAGTCAGTGCGATCGCGTGGCGGCGTTGAGAAAACTTCCGGCAGAAATAAAACCGGCAGTGATGCGCATTATGGCTTCGTACGCTTTTGAGGATTATGCCCGCAGTGCAGCTAGTAAAAAACAGTGCCCTTGTTGCGGCGGGAAAAAATTTATTGAAAGCGTAGTTTTTACAAACAAGGTCCAGTATCCGGATGGCAAGCCGCCAGTATGGGCAAAGTGTACAAAAGGCGTGTATCCGTCTTACTGGGAAGAATGGAAAAAAGTCCGGGAAGTGGTAAAAGTTGCCTGTCCTGAATGCGGGGGAAAGGGTGAGGTCTCCACCGCCTGTAAGGATTGCCGTGGGCGTGGTGTAGCCATTCATCGTGAAGAGTCAGAAAAACGGGGCATGCCTTTTATCAGGGACTGCCAGCGTTGTGGCGGTCGTGGCTATGAAAGACTGCCGTCGACGGAGGCATTTAATGCCATATGTGAGGTGACAAATCAGATAACACGCGCGTCATGGGAAAAAACGGTTAAGCAATTCTATGACACTCTGGTGGTTCGGTTTGACATTGAAGAGGCATGGGCGGAGCGGCAGTTAAAAAAGGTAACCAGATAACAAGGTTGATTTTTCCGGAATCTGTGGTAAATTCGCCCTAACGATGGGCGTTTTATGCCTGACGTTAGAAGAATTTTTACAACCCGCCGCCGTGCGGGTTTTTTTGTCTGCACAACAGGTAAGAGCACTGAACCCGCAGACCTCGCGGAATTGGTGAAAGGTGCCGCGCAGTGCTCTTTCCGTTGTGCTGAATTAAGCGAATGCCGGAAGTAGAACCGGATCAACAAATGCGTACAGGCGTCATCGCCGCCCAGCAACAGCACAACCCAAACTGAGCCGTAGCCACTGGCTGTCCTGAATTCATCAGTGATAGTTATGCTGCGGCCTTCTTTTTCCCATTCCCAATATAAGAACTACGCAATCCGTTACTTGCGGAGGCGTTGCTATGAAATCAATGGACAAAATCTCAACTGGCATTGCCTACGGAACATCCGCTGGTAGTGCGGGATACTGGTTTTTGCAGTGGTTGGATCAGGTCAGTCCGTCACAGTGGGCTGCAATTGGAGTGCTTGGAAGCCTTGTGTTGGGTTTTCTCACTTATCTGACAAATCTGTATTTCAAAATCAGAGAAGACAGACGAAAGGCTGCGAGAGGTGAATAATGCCTCCATCATTACGAAAAGCCGTTGCTACGGCTATTGGTGGCGGGGCTATTGCTATAGCATCTGTGTTAATCACTGGACCAAGTGGTAACGATGGTCTGGAAGGTGTCAGTTACATACCATACAAAGATATTGTTGGTGTATGGACTGTATGTCACGGACACACCGGAAAAGACATCATGCTCGGTAAAACGTATACCGAAGCAGAATGCAAAGCCCTCCTGAATAAAGACCTTGCCACGGTCGCCAGACAAATTAACCCGTACATCAAAGTCGATATACCGGAAACAATGCGCGGCGCTCTTTACTCGTTCGTCTATAACGTGGGTGCTGGCAATTTCAGAACATCGACGCTTCTTCGCAAAATCAACCAGGGCGATATCAAAGGTGCATGTGATCAACTACGTCGCTGGACATACGCTGGTGGTAAGCAATGGAAAGGTCTCATGACTCGCCGTGAGATTGAGCGTGAAGTCTGTTTGTGGGGGCAACAATGAGCAGAGTAACCGCGATTACCTCCGCTCTGGTTATCTGCATCATCGTCTGCCTGTCGTGGGCTGTTAATCATTACCGTGATAACGCCATCGCTTACAAAGAGCAGCGCGACAAAAACGCCAGAGAGTTGAAGTTGGCGAACGCCACCATCGCTGACATGCAGCAGCGTCAGCGTGATGTTGCTGCGCTCGATGCAAAGTACTCGAGAGAATTAGCTAATGCGAAAGCTGAAAATGAAACTCTGCGCGCTGATGTTGCCGCTGGTCGTAAGCGCCTGCGGGTCAATGCCAGTTGCTACGCAGCCGTGCGTGAATCCACCGGACCCACCAGCGTGGATAATGCAACCATCCCCCGACTGGCAGACACCGCTGAACGGGATTATTTCACCCTCAGAGAGCGGCTGATGACGATGCAGATGCAACTGGAAGGGGCACAGGAGTATATCCGCACTCAGTGCATTAAGTAGCCTTTTTATCGTGGTAAACATTTCGCAGGGTATGAGGTATTTATGCCATCACTAATCCCACGTGCCTGCCGTAAGCGTGGATGTGCAGGTACAACCACAGACAGTTCTGGTTACTGCGATAAACATCGTGGCGAAGGATGGGTACAGCATCAACGCGGACTGAGTCGCCACCAGCGTGGCTATGGCTCGAAATGGGATGCCATACGTGCGCGCATACTGAAGCGTGATAATCATCTGTGTCAAAACTGCCTGCGCAATGGGAGAGCCGTTGAAGCCAGAACTGTGGACCACATCATTCCGAAAGCTCATGGTGGCACAGATGCAGACAGTAACCTGCAGAGTCTGTGCTGGCCCTGCCATAAAGCAAAAACAGCGCGCGAACGCATCAATTGATAACAGCTCCCATCTGCAGGGGAGGGGCGGGTCAAATCTCTGCAACCCTGGCTGTTCAGTACCGCCGCCTGACCTTTCCTCGCATCGCCGCAGGTTCGAAAACTTTTTTTTGGAATGTGATTAAATGATTGATAGGTAAAACCGATTATGTCAGGACCCCCGAAAACCCCGCCACGCCTGCATTTGATACGAGGCAACCCCTCAAAGCGCCCCGTTAAAGACCCCAAAAAAGCCGCTAAAAAGGATGAAAAAGGTCTCCCTAAAATTCCGCAACATTTAGGGGCGCAGGGGAAGTACTGGTTCAGGCGAATGGCGGAAGAACTGAATGCGGAAGGGATCATTTCTCAGCTTGATGCGCGTGCACTCGAGTTACTGGTGGAAGCCTACACCGAATACCGGCATCACTGCGAAACACTCGATGTTGAGGGGTACACCTACCGCACGGAAACGCAGAACGGTGATGTGCTGATTAAGGCACACCCGGCTGCTGCGATGAAAGCGGATGCCTGGAAGCGGATCCGGGCGATGCTTGCAGAATTTGGTATGTCACCGGCAAGCCGGGCGAAAGTAAATACCGCCGGACCGGATGATGTTGATCCGCTGGCAGAGCTTTTAAAAGCGAGAGACTGATGGCAAAAGTGGCTGACGGGATCCGCTACGCCGAACGTGTTGTTGCAGGAGAAATAGTCGCTGGCGAATTTGTCCGTCTGGCCTGCCAGCGTTTTCTTGATGATCTGAAGTATGGCGAAGAGCGGGGGATTTATTTTAGTGAACCCCGTGCGCAGCACATCCTGAATTTCTACAAATTTGTGCCTCATGTGAAAGGGGCGCTGGCAGGCCAGCCCATTGAATTGATGGACTGGCATGTATTTATCCTCATTAATATTTTTGGTTTTGTCATTCCGCTGGTGAATGAAGAGACCGGGGAAGTTGTCATGCGCAGCGATGGCAGCGGACGCCCGGTGATGGTGCGCCGGTTCCGGACGGCGTACAACGAAGTTGCCCGTAAAAACGCAAAATCAACCCTGTCATCGGGTATCGGTCTGTATATGACGGGGGCAGATGGTGAAGGCGGGGCTGAGGTGTATTCAGCCGCAACCACGCGTGACCAGGCCAGAATTGTGTTTGAAGACGCCAAAAATATGGTCAGAAAAGCCCGGTCGACACTCGGGCGGTTGTTTGATTTCAACAAGCTGGCGATTTACCAGGAGCAGAGCGCATCAAAATTTGAACCGCTTTCCTCGGATGCAAACAACCTGGACGGTCTGAACATCCACTGCGCCATTATTGATGAGCTGCATGCTCATAAAACCCGTGACGTGTGGGACGTTCTGGAAACGGCAACCGGTGCCCGTCTGCAGTCCCTGTTATTTGGTATCACCACGGCGGGCTTTAACAAGGAAGGGATTTGTTACGAGCAACGCGATTACGCCATCAAGGTATTGCGAGGCTATAACAGTGACGTGGAGGGCGCGGTAAAAGATGACTCCTACTTTGCGATTATTTACACGCTCGATGAGGGAGATGATCCGTTTGATGAAACGGTCTGGCAGAAAGCGAATCCGGGCCTGGGCATCTGTAAACGCTGGGATGATCTGCGTCGTCTGGCGAAAAAAGCGAAGGAGCAGGTCTCGGCGCGGGTGAATTTTTTCACCAAACACATGAATGTGTGGGTCACTGCCGAATCGGCCTGGATGGACATGATTAAGTGGGAGAAGTGCGAATATATTGCTCCACAGCATGAGCTGAAAACGTATCCCATGTGGGTCGGTGTCGACCTTGCTCATAAGATTGATATCTGCGCGGCGGCAAAACTCTGGCGAACCGATAACGGGCATGTTCATGCCGATTTTAAATTCTGGCTTCCGGAAGGGCGACTGGATCGGTGTTCACGGCAGCAGGCAGAACTTTACCGGAAGTGGGCGGAGATGGATAAGCTCATCCTGACGGATGGTGATGTTATCGATCATGCTCAGATAAAAAGTGACCTACTGGAATGGATTGGCGGTGAAAACCTGAGGGAACTGGGATTTGACCCGTGGAGCGCAATGCAGTTCAGTCTGGCGCTGGCTGAAGAAGGGATACCGCTGGTGGAAGTTCCGCAGACGGTCCGCAATCTGTCAGAGGCCATGAAGGAAACGGAATCACTGGTCTATGCCGGGCGTTTCCATCACAGCAATCATCCGGTCATGAACTGGATGATGTCTAACGTTACGGTGAAACCGGACAAAAACGACAATATTTTCCCGAATAAATCCACGCCGGAAGCCAAAATCGACGGTCCTGTTGCGATGTTTACAGCAATGAGCCGGATGCTGGTCAATGGCGGTGAACCGGAGCCGGATCTGTCTGAACACCTGATTAGTGTTGGTATCCGCTCGCTTTAACCGAGGGCATTATGTTTCTGATAATTCTCACGCCACTGGTGGGTGTGCTGGGGGCGCTTTTGCTGTCGTATGGTGCCTGGCTGATTTATCCCCCGTCGGGTTTTGTTGTTGCCGGGGCGCTGTGTCTGTGCTGGTCGTGGCTGGTTGCGCGTTATCTCGATCGCGGTCAGCGGGTCGCCTCCGGAGGTGAGTAATGTTTTTCCAGGGGCTTTTTCAACGCAAAAATAACACTCCCGTTACAACACCCGGGATGCTTGCGGAAGAGTTGGGATTGTCATACGACACCTATACCGGAAAGCGGATCAGCAGTCAGCGGGCCATGCGGCTGACGGCGGTGTATTCCTGCGTCAGAGTGCTGGCGGAGTCTGTTGGTATGCTGCCCTGTAGCCTCTACAAAATCACCGGCACCCTTAAAACACGGGCGGTGGATGAACGACTGCATAAGCTGATTTCGGCAAAACCCAATGGCTACATGACACCGCAGGAATTCTGGGAACTGGTCATTGTCTGCCTGTGTTTGCGGGGGAATTTTTACGCTTACAAGGTGAAGGCGCTGGGAGAAGTGGTGGAGCTTCTTCCGATAGATCCGGGTTGTGTGGAGCCGAAGCTGAACTGTCAGTGGCAGCCGGTTTATCAGGTGACGTTTCCGGATGGTTCCGTGGATGTGCTGACCCAGGATGAAATCTGGCATGTGCGTACTCTGACGCTGGACGGACTGGTCGGGCTGAATCCCATTGCGTATGCGCGTGAGGCCATTTCACTGGCAGCGGCAACCGAGGAGCACGGCGCCAGGTTGTTTGGTAACGGTGCTGTGACATCCGGTGTGTTGCGTACGGAACAAAAGCTCACGCCGGATGCTTATGAGCGCATGAAGAGGGATTTTGAGGAGCGTCATCTTGGGCTGGGTAATGCGCACCGTCCGATGATTCTGGAAATGGGGCTGGACTGGAAGCCGGTGGCACTGAATGCCGAGGACAGCCAGTTCCTGGAAACCCGCAAGTTTCAGTTGGAAGAAATCTGTCGTCTTTTCCGCGTGCCACTGCATATGGTGCAGAACACTGACCGCGCCACCTTCAACAATATTGAAGAGCTGGGGCTTGGCTTCATTAACTATTCCCTTGTGCCGTATCTGACCCGTATTGAACAGCGGATCAATACAGGGCTGGTGAGGGAGAGTAAAAAGGGAAAATTTTACGCCAAATTTAATGCCGGGGCGTTGTTGCGTGGTGACATGAAATCCCGCTTTGAAGCGTATGCCACGGGGATCAACTGGGGGATTTATTCCCCTAATGACTGCCGTGATCTGGAAGATATGAATCCCCGACCGGGCGGTGATGTGTATCTGACACCGATGAACATGACCACCAGTCCCTCTGCTGGCGATGACAACGGTAAGAAAAAGGAGAGTGGAGATGCAGACAAAACAGCGTCTTGATATACCGCTGAACCTGAAATCCGTCAGTGATTCCGGGGAATTTGAAGGTTACGGTTCTGTTTTTGGTGTTAAGGACAGCCACGATGATGTGGTGGTCCCCGGAGCCTTTACCACAACACTCCAGAAATGGAGCGAAAAAAAGGCGCTGCCTGCGTTGCTCTGGCAGCACCGCATAGATGAGCCCATCGGTGTGTACACCGAAATGAAAGAAGATGATGTCGGGCTTTATGTCAGGGGACGATTACTCATTGATGATGATCCCCTGGCAAAACGTGCACATGCCCATATGAAGGCCGGTTCTTTAACCGGCCTTTCTATTGGCTACATCCTGAAAGACTGGGAGTACGACCGTGAAAAAGGGGTATTCCTGCTGAAAGAGATCGACCTGTGGGAGGTCAGTCTGGTGACGTTTCCTTCCAATGATGAGGCTCGCATCAGCGATGTGAAAAATGCGCTGGCGCGTGGGGAGATCCCTGATCAGAAAATCATTGAGCGGGTCCTGCGCGATGTTGGACTTTCGCGAACCCAGGCCAAAGCATTCATGGCCGGGGGATACGGCGCTTTATCCCTGCGTAATGCTGAGGATGTGGATGCCGCACTGAATGCATTGAAAAATCTTAAATTTTAACCAGGAGTAAATAATGGCTGTTGATATTAAAGACGTTGAACAGGTCGCGCAGGATTTGCAGCAGAAGTTTGACGATTTTAAGGCAAAAAACGACAAGCGCATTGACGCGATCGAACAGGAAAAAAGCAAGCTGGCCGAACAGGTGGAAAGCCTGAACGGGCAAATCAGCGAGCTGGAGAACCTGAAAAGCGACCTGGAAAAAGAGCTGGCAGACATCAAGCGTCCGGCAGGCGGCACGCAAAATAAAGTTGCCGGTGAACACAAAGAAGCGTTTATCGGATTTATGCGCAAGGGGCGTGAAGACGGTCTGCGTGAACTTGAACGTAAGGCGCTTCAGGTAGGTAATGATGAAGATGGTGGTTATGCCATTCCGGAAGAACTGGATCGTACCATCCTGACGCTGCTGAAAGATGAGGTGGTGATGCGCCAGGAAGCCACTGTGATCACCCTCGGTGGCTCGGATTATAAAAAACTGGTGAATCTGGGCGGCACTAAGTCCGGATGGGTGGGGGAAACGGATACGCGTCCGGAAACCGCCACCTCAAAACTGGGGCTGATTGAACCTTTTATGGGGGAAATCTACGGCAACCCGCAGGCTACCCAGAAAATGCTCGATGATGCTTTTTTCAATGTGGAAGACTGGATCAACAGTGAACTGGCGCTGGAATTTGCCGAACAGGAAGAAATTGCCTTTACCAGTGGCGACGGCAGCAAAAAACCAAAAGGTTTTCTGGCTTATGAGTCCACCGATGAAGATGACAAGACCCGTGCGTTTGGCAAACTTCAGCACATCGCTTCCGGTTCGGCTTCTGGCGTGACCGCTGATGCGATCATTAAACTGATTTACACCCTGCGCAAGGCGCACCGTAGCGGCGCGAAGTTCATGATGAATAACAGCAGCCTGTTTGCCATTCGCCTGCTGAAGGATAACGACGGAAATTATCTGTGGCGTCCGGGCATTGAGCTGGGTCAGCCTTCTTCACTGGCGGGGTATGGCATCGTTGAGAATGAGCAGATGCCGGATATTGCTGCCGATGCAAAAGCCATTGCGTTTGGTAACTTCAAACGCGGCTATACCATTGTTGATCGCATCGGTACCCGTATCCTGCGTGACCCGTACACCAACAAACCGTTTGTGGGCTTTTATACCACCAAGCGAACCGGCGGTATGCTGGTGGATTCTCAGGCGATTAAGCTGATGAAAATTGGGGCCGCAACCCGCCAGAAAGCCGCGGCGTAATGCGGTTTTTTATGCCCGCACAGTGTTGCGGGCAGGAGTTTCTGATGGCAGCAATAGTGGAAAAACTCAGGGCGCAGTGCCGTATTGATACAGATGATGCAACTGATGATGAGTTACTGATGCTGTATTTCCGGGCTGCCTGCCGCAAGGCAGAAAATTTTATCAACCGTAAGCTTTATGAGGAGACGGTGCCGGAAGGTGATCCTGACGGGGTGCTTATAGCTGATGATGTTTTGCTGGCGCTCATGTTGCTGGTCGGACACTGGTACGAAAACCGGGAAAATTCCTCAGATGTCAGCAAGGCACCAGTCCCGTTTGGTTTTTCTTCTCTGCTGGAGCCTTATCGTTTTATTCCTTTGTAGGAGGAACCATGCAGGCGGGCAGATTACGTGATCGCGTAACTATTCTGAATGTCACCACCGCCCGCTCTCCGTCAGGGCATCCGGTGGAGACGGTGACGGAGGGAGCTACCGTATGGGCAGAAGTTAAGGGTATCAGCGGGAGGGAGATAATCTCAGGCGGAGCAGAAACCGCTCAGGCTACGGTCAGAGTCTGGATGAGATTCCGGCGCGATGTGACAGCGACTTCACGTCTGAAAGTGCTGACCGGTGCATTTAAAGGGGCCATTCTGGGTATAGAAGGTCCACCAATACCGGATGCACGCGCCACCCGGCTTGAAATACTCTGCAGCCTGAAGGGGAATGTGTGATGGATTTCAGTCTTGATTTTTCCGGCCTGGCGGATATTGCACGGGATCTGGAGACGCTCAGCAGGGCAGAAAACAATAAGGTTCTGCGCGATGCCACCCGTGCCGGTGCTGAAGTTATGCGGGATGCAGTTGTTGAACGTGCGCCGGAGCGAACCGGGAAACTGAAGAAAAATGTGGTTGTTCTCACTCAGCGTTCAAAGCGTCGGGGGGAAATTATCTCGGGTGTCCACATTCGCGGACGGAACCTGCGAACCGGAAACAGTGATGACAGCATGAAAGCCAGCGATCCCCGAAATGCGTTTTACTGGCGCTTTGTGGAGCTGGGAACGATAAACATGCCCGCGCATCCATTCATTCGCCCGGCTTTCGATACGACAGAGGAGCTGGCGGCGCAGGTTGCCATACAGCGAATGAATCAGGCTATTGATGAGGTCTTAAGTAAATGAGGGAGGCCACACTGTATTCCCTGCTGTCTCAGCTGGCCGGAGGACAGGTATATCCTTATGTGGTCCCGCTGACGGAGGGAAAGCCTGCGGTATCTCCGCCGTGGCTGGTGTTTTCTGTGGTGTCTGACACGGCGTCTGATGTGCTTGATGGTCAGGCTGAATCCAGAATTGTCGTGCAGATCGATGTCTGGGCGACGGTACCTGATGACGCAGATGATATTCGTGAGCAGGCGCTTGATGCAGTAAGGAAACTGGCACCTTCCGTTATTTCTAAAACGCAGGGTTATGATCCTGACTCCCGTCTGAGCAGAGCCACGCTTGAATTTCAGGTAATAGCCTGAGGTCGTTAATGATTTTACCCACCCGCCGCTGGCGGGTTTTTTATTTTCAGGAGACGAGTATGTCCTCTAATTTTGAGCGTTCGCAACTGACGAAAATTATGATTTCGTCTGCACCGGTAACAGCAGAAACCCTGGATTCTGCCAGCTATCTTGGCCTGAGCTGTACAATCAAAGAGGTGCAGTTTACCGCAGGACAAAAGCAGGATATTGATGTCACCACGCTGTGTTCTGTTGAGCAGGAAAATATTAACGGTCTTGGTGCCGCGTCAGAGATTTCCATGTCAGGCAACTTTTACCTCAATGCTGCCCAGAACGCGTTGCGCAGTGCCTATGACAATGACACCACGTATGGCTTTAAAGTTATTTTTCCGTCAGGAAACGGATTTACCTTTATGGCAGAGGTGCGTCAGCATACCTGGTCTGCAGGAACCAATGGTGTTGTGGCTGCAACGTTTTCCCTGCGCCTGAAAGGTAAACCTGTGCTGACGACAGAGCCGCTGAAAGTGAAGGTCGATTTAAACAGCACGCTGCAGGTTTCTGCCGGAGCGAAACTCGAAATGGTGGTTGAGGCTGCCGGTGGTGTGCCGCCTTATTCTTATGTCTGGAAGAAAGGTAGTTCTCCTGTTTCCGGACAGACGGCGGCAACGTTCAGTAAGGCATCAGCAGCATCTGGTGATGCCGGTGCGTATACCTGCGAGATTTCTGATTCAGCAAGCCCGGTTAACAAAGTGACCTCCACTTCCTGCACTGTAACCGTCAGTTAATGAGGATGGATGTGATGACTAAAAATATCCGTAATCTGGCACTGGCAACGATGTCGGGGTTTCGCCATAAAACCGTTGATGTGCCTGAATGGGAGGGAGCAACGGTTGTATTACGGGAACCTTCTGCAGAAGCCTGGTTGCGCTGGCAGGAGATCGTTAAAGCCAGGGAAGATGATACATCGCCATCTGTTGCAGAGCGTGCCCGCCGAAATCTGGAGGCGGACGTTGAACTGTTCATTGATGTTCTGTGTGATACCGGACTGCAACCTGTATTTTCAGAGGATGATCGTGAACAGGTGATTGCCGTGTATGGCCCGGTGCATGCGCGGCTTCTTCGGCAGTCTCTGGAACTGATCAGTGATGCCGGAGAGGTTAAAAAAAAGTAGCGCTTCCGGGGATGCGTTTTCTGATGATGCTGGCGCTCAGGATGGGGCGCACATTGTCAGAGTTACGCCGGGAAATGTCCGCATCAGAAATCATGATGTGGGCAGAATTTGACAGGTTCAGCCCGCTGGGAGACGAACGGGCTGATATCCGGGCTGCCCAGATTGTTTCAGCTGTTTACGGTGCGCAGGGGGTCAAAGTGCCACTGAATGATGCGCTTCTTCAGTGGGAGAAGGAGCAGACAGAAGGCGTATCAGATCCATTTGCCGGACTGGAAAACGCGCTTTTAATAGTGTCTCAGTGAGTCAACATAACCGCTTCGGCGGTTTTTTTTTCGTCCGGAGAATGAGTGTGGCGACATTACGTGAACTGATTATTAAAATCTCGGCAAATTCCCGGTCATTCCAGTCAGAGATCTCCCGGGCTTCGCGTATGGGGCAGGATTACTACCGTACCATGCAGAACGGAGGCCGGCAGTCCGCTGCTGCATCCCGTGAAATGCGGCGTGCACTGGCAGAAGTGACGGATCAGATAAATACAGCTAAATCTTCGGCACTGAATATGGCGGGGGCATTTGCCGGGGCTTTTGCTACCGGTCATCTTATTTCTCTCGCCGATGAGTGGAATTCAGTAAATGCCCGTCTGAAGCAGGCCTCACAGTCCAGTGATGATTTTCAGGCATCACAGCGTGAATTAATGGCGATCAGCCAGAGAACGGGGACGGCGTTTTCTGATAACGCCAGCCTTTTTGCCCGTTCTGCAGCTTCCATGCGGGAGTATGGTTACAGTTCTGAGGAGGTACTGAAAGTCACCGAGGCGATCTCCACGGGCCTGAAATTATCCGGTGCCAGTACAGCAGAAGCCAGTTCGGTGATCACGCAGTTCAGTCAGGCACTGGCGCAGGGAGTGCTGCGCGGTGAAGAGTTTAACTCGGTGAATGAGAACGGCGATCGTGTTATTCGTGCGCTGGCTGCGGGAATGGGGGTTGCCCGTAAGGATCTGAAGGCCATGGCGGATAACGGAAAGTTGACCGCCGATAAGGTTGTTCCTGCACTGATTAGTCAGCTTGGGGCATTACGTGATGAATATGCGGCAATGCCTGATACGGTTTCATCCTCTGCAACCAAAGTTGAAAACGCCTTTATGGCCTGGGTTGGTGGTGCGAACGAGGCAAGCGGAGTGACGAAGACGCTCTCCGGTGTGCTGAATGGTATTGCAGGCAATATTGACACTGTGGCAACCGCTGCCGGTGCTCTGGTTGCCGTCGGGGTAGCCCGATATTTTGGCAATATGGCGTCTTCTGCTGGATCTGCAACTGCCGGATTAATTACTGCAGCCAGAAACGAAGTGGCTCTTGCGGAAGCGCAGCTCCGGGGGACACAGATAGCAACAGCCAGGGCGCGTGCGGCGGTTTATCGTGCGCAACAGGCGGTTGTTGCTGCTCGCGGTACCGAAAGGCAGGCAGCCGCAGAAGCGAAACTGGCTGCTGCCCAGGCATCACTTACCCGTAATATTGCGGCCAGAACAGCAGCACAGACAACGCTGAATACTGTCACGTCAGTGGGAAGTCGTCTGTTAAGTGGAGCACTGGGACTGGTTGGTGGGGTGCCGGGGCTTGTCATGCTGGGGGCCGCGGCCTGGTACACGATGTATCAGAATCAGGAGCAGGCCAGAGAATCTGCACGCCAGTATGCCGCAACAATCGACGAAATTCGCCAGAAAACGTCGGCAATGTCGCTTCCTGAAGCGTCAGATAATGAGGAAAAGACGCGGCAGGCACTGGAGGAACAAAATCGCCTGATTAGCGAACAGGAAGGAAAAATTCGCGGACTGAAAAATCAAATTGCTGATTATCAACGTTGGCTTGATGAAAGTTCGCAGAGTGGTTCGGGTGCTGAAATCATCCTTAAAGGGCTTGCCGAAGCAACAAATCAACTGGCAGTTGAACAATCCCGTCTCACTCAAATGCAGGGCAAAGCGCAATCTATTCAGGATGTGCTTGCCGGGCTGGAGGAGCGACGGGTGGCGTTGATCCGTCAACAGGCGGCGGAACAAAACAAAGCGTATCAGTCCCTGTTGATCATGAATGGGCAGCATACCGAGTTTAATCGCCTTCTTGGGCTTGGTAATGAATTACTTCAGCAGCGACAGGGGCTGGTGAATGTACCGTTACGGCTACCACAGGCAACCCTGGATGATAAACAGCAGACCGCACTGAATAACAGCAAGCGCGAACTGGCTCTGTCCCGCCTTAAGGGGGAAGCGCGTGAGCGTGCCCGACTGGGCTATGCTGCGGATGATCTCGGCTTTGTGGGAGAGGCGTATCAGACAGCCAGACAGAATTATATCAATAACTCACTGGATGCCTGGCGAAATAACCAGGCAAATAAACCCAAAACGCATAAAAAGACCGAAGCGGAAAAAACAGAAGATATTTATAAACGGCTGATTAAACAGCAAAAAGAACAGATAGCACTGGCAGGGCAGAATACTGAACTGGCTAAGATGAAATATCAGGTCAGTCAGGGCGAATTATCAACCTTATCAGAAGCGCAGAAACAAACCCTTTTACAGAATGCAGCACTCATCGACCAGAAAAAAATTCGTGAGCAAATTGCTGCTTATGAAAGCAGCCTGGCGGACAGTAACGCCAGTGTCAGGGCATCAAATGAGGCTCAGTTGTTAGGGTATGGAGACGGAACACGAATACGTGAGCGGCTTCAGGAAATGTGGAACATCCGACAGGAGTTTGAGCAGAAAAATAATGAGTTGCTGAGACAGTACCAGACCGGAGAAATCGAAGAAGCCCTGTGGAAACAGGAAAAAACGCTGAATGAAAAATATCTGGAGGAGCGTCTCAACGATCAGCAGGATTATTATGCAAAGGCCGATGCTTTACGCAGTAACTGGAATGCCGGGCTCAAAGAGGGGCTGACGAACTGGGCAGACAGTGCCACTGATTATGCTTCACAAGCGGCAGATGCGGTCGTTTCCACTATGGATGGTCTGGTTTCAAATATTTCTGAGGCACTGGCCGGAAACGTTGTGGACTGGAGAAACTGGGGGAGTTCGATCCTTCAGGAAGTTTCAAAAATCCTGATGAACGCGGCAATTGTTAACGGGCTGAAATCACTCTCCGGGACAATGTCGGGAGCGGGGGGATGGATTGGTAGTGTTGGCGACTGGCTTTCCGGTGCAGTGGCAAACGCAAAAGGTGGTGTTTATACATCGGCAAATCTGAGTGCTTACAGTAACACCATTGTGGATACCCCGACGTATTTTGCTTTTGCGAAAGGTGCCGGGCTGATGGGCGAGGCCGGGCCTGAAGCTATCATGCCACTGACCCGGGCAGCGGACGGCTCTCTTGGAGTCAGAGCCATTGGCAATGTGAATGGTGGCGGGGGATTTGTTTATTCTCCCGTGTATCACATCAGTATTCAGAATAAAGGGAGCAATGGCGAGATAGATACACAGTCAGCCAGGGGGCTGGTGGATCTGATCGACAGCAGGGTTGTGTCAATTATGCAGTCATCACGTCGGGACGGAGGATTATACAGTGCCTGAGCCTGAAGTTTTTAACTGGATCCCCCGCGAGGGGATGGAGACGACACGAAAGCCATCTGTTATTACGGTAAAGTTCGGTGACGGATATGAACAGCGGCGGGCTGGTGGTCTGAATGCGGATCTGAAAACGTTTAAACCGGTGTTTCGTGTCACAGATGAATATTCCCGTGCTGCGCTGGACAGTTTTTTATCCCGTCATGCCGGGATACGTGCTTTTTTGTGGCGCCCGCCAAAACACAACAGGACTGTCAGGGTTGTCTGCAGGGAGTGGAGTACTTCGGATAATGCCATGTATACCGATTTTAACTGTACCTTTGAAGAGGTCACTCACTGATGCAGGATATACAACAGGAAACACTGAATGAGTGTACAAAAGCGGAGCAATCCGCACTGGTCGTGCTCTGGGAAGTCGATCTGACAGAAGTCGGTGGCGAGCGTTATTTTTTCTGTAATGAGCAGAACGAAAAAGGTGAGTCAGTCACCTGGCAGGGGCGGCAGTATCAGGCGTATCCCATTCAGGGGAGCGGATTTGAGATGAACGGCAAAGGAGCCAGTGCCAGACCAACACTGAAAGTATCTAATCTGCACGGTATGGTCACCGGTATGGCGGAAGATCTGCAGAGTCTGGTCGGCGGAACGGTGGTCCGGCGTAAGGTTTACGCCCGTTTTCTGGATGCGGTGAACTTCGTCAACGGAAACAGCGACGCCGATCCGGAGCAGGAGGTGATCAGTCGCTGGCGCATCGAGCAGTGCAGCGAACTGAGCGCGGTCAGTGCCTCCTTTGTACTGTCCACGCCGACGGAAACGGACGGCGCTGTTTTTCCGGGACGTATCATGCTGGCCAACACCTGCACCTGGACCTATCGCGGTGATGAGTGCGGTTATAACGGTCCGGCTGTCGCGGATGAATATGACCAGCCGACGTCCGATATCACGAAGGATAAATGCAGCAAATGCCTGAGCGGCTGTAAGTTTCGCAATAACGTCGGCAACTTTGGCGGCTTCCTTTCCATTAACAAACTTTCGCAGTAAATGTAATGAACGCATCCCCAATCATCAAATCCGGAGCGCGGTGATGGATGGGGAGAATATCGGGAAGGTGTGGAACCTGGCAGATTTCCGGCATCATAGTGCCCAATACGGGATGCAGAAA